ATCTCATTTCTACTTTTAACGTTATTATTTTCTATCATACCCCATAATAAACATAGGTAGACTATCGCATCTGTTATTCGTCCTCTTACATCTTCTCTTTGCGATTCATGACCATTGACAAATGAAACAATGCCGTCTATATGCTTTAATAAGTATACCATTAAAGCCTTCTCTCTAGATACATTGATGTATTCTGCAACTCTTTCAAAGTTTGCAAAAGCGTTACTTGTCTTCCTTGCGTACTCCTTCTGTCCCGCTGCTCTCATCTTCTGTATTTCCTTGAAGATTTGAGTCATCAGTTTCTGCATTTCCTTCTGCGTCATTTTTTGCCTCCATTTCCTCTTGATGTTTTTTACTTGCTTCATCAACATAGGCGTTAAACTTTTCTTTATCGCCTTTCATTTCAATATAGAGTCCAATGATACCATCCATCTGTCTCATCATCGCTAAAAGTTCATTAGTTCTATGATTGATTTCTATTATAGCACTAGCCATTTCTTTGACTGTTGGCTTCTTTCTTACTTTATTTTTCGCCATCTAGGCTCCTTTCTTTCATCTTTTTTGTATACCCTTTAGTCCCATATACTTCTCTGTAAACACATTTTCTACAAACTGGTTCTAATGTTCTGGGTATATATTTAGGCACATATTGCTGTGCTCTATATTTATATATAGCTTGAGCTTTTGTTGTGCCACAAACTGTGCACTCTGAATATCTACTCTCAGCTATAAGTTGAACAATTCTTCTCTTGCTTTCTAAACTCAGCGCTCTCTTTCCTTAAATTATCTGTATACTTTCTCATAGCTACATCAGCACCTTTAAGATGTCCAGATATATCTTTACTAGTAAAAGTAACTTTTGTATTTGTCTTAACTATAGTTGCTTTTTCTTTCTTATTATCTAGGTAGAATTTAAGTCCTTCTAGTATCTTAATGCAACCAATAGTATCTTTCCCTATTACATCTTCGATTATTCTTGAGATTGCTTCATAATCTTCTCTTGACATTTTTCTACCTCCTTTCTAAGGTTGATAATTTCTATGCTTTTAGAGTACATTAAATATTCTAAATGTTTTATTTTATGAGCATCATCTTTATATTCTATGAAATCTGTTGGCATTTCTTGTTGAACCAACTCTTTGTCTTCCTTTGCTATCTCCATCTTCTTCTCCTATATTTTTTAGTATAAATTCCTGATGATTTTTAGGAAACCTACCTGTAGGTCCTCCTGTTTTAAAAACGGGGTATAATCCCTTATCTCCGCACGTAAATAAGGGATTTTCGCATACCCACCTTCCTTCTCGCTCCATTTTCAAGACTGCACAAAACTTTTTGTTTCGCTTAAAAACCATTTGTCAAATCCTCCAAAGGTATTAGAGCAAGCTCGCTAGCCTCCTCATCTCCTCCCATTTTCATAATACCCTTTCCTTCAACAACGCTTTTCTTTACAATCTTTTTCAGAGTGTCTACAGGAAACATTAATACTGATACTATTTCTCCTTCAATTGTTAGGACTTGTGCCCACCAATCTGCTTTAGTAGTATTTAATCCGCTTAATTTACCTCTATAAGCTAATTCAATTGCTACGTTTCCTGTTTTTTTCCATGTATCTCTTTCTGTTTTGACTTCTATTTTACCAAGAGATAATATGTTTGCCAAAGAATACTCAAATGATTCTCCGAACTTTAAGTCTATGTCAAACTTAGACGTATACTCTTTATTCCATTTTTCTTTTATTTTATCCGTTACCACAGTGGATTCTGTTTTAAGATTCTTGCTTTTCTTTCGTGCCATTGTTCTTTTGATAACCCCCTTTTCTTTTTTAGTTGATGAGTTTTCTTTCCTAATTTAGGAAAGGTACATTTTTTATAAGTCATTTCTTTCTCCTACTTTTGTATTCAAACATTACATTTCCATAAACATTAGTTGAATACTTTTTAGCTTTTCTTTTCATCTTTTCTTTTTTTCTTTGTCTTTCATTCCATTTAATTCAATCCATTTTATCTCCTTAATTTTATAGGGCAAACTAGCAATTGTCATTACTTGGTATCCGACTACCACTAACTGTTTACTATTCGTTTTTTTTAGTCAGTCCAGCTGCTCACCGCTGGCGTGTTGTTTGCCCTAAATATAATAGTGATTCCTGCAACTTTCAGCCAGGCAATATTAATTAGAGTATTATATTAATATAACAGTAATATACGTTATTAAGTGTTGAAGTTTTTATACTATCACTATTGCGTTAAAAATCTCTACTTGACAATTTTCTTAATACATATTTTTTTAAATGTATATTTTGTCTATCTAGCCACTTTAAAAGCTTTCTAAATTCTTTATCTAATAAAGGGCCTTTTCTTGTATTACATCTTCCACATATCATCTGAAGATTTTCAGGAGTTGAATCGCCACCCATACTAAGAGGAATAATATGGTCGCATGCCATGTTATTAACAAGAAGCTTTTGATTGCAATAATTGCAGGTGCGTCCATAAACCCTATATAATAACTCACGAACTTCCTCCAACGATATATCAAATTTGACTTCATATTCCTTACTCCTTCTTTTTAATGTAGACCTTAATGTTGATGACTTCTTCATCAATCTATGAAAAGTCTTTTTAGCAAATGTTTTATGATGTTTTTTTAACTTTTTGCTAAACTTTTGTTCCCATAATGTTAGCCTATTAGGGGACTTGCGTCCCCTTTTAGGTTTGTAGTATTTCTTTTTAGTAGTCAAATTGGTTTCTGAACTTCTTTGCATCTTTTGCATCTCCAATTAAACTTCCGTTACCAATACTTTGTAATTTAAGATGTCTTAATAAATTATCCATTTTTGTTTGTAATTTATTATGAGCATGCCAAGTTACATATTTATTGTAATAGTTCTTTTTGCGTCTTCTACCAAAGAGAACTCGTCCTATCATTTTCTTAAGCATTTCCTACCTCCCTTATTTTGCTTGGTTTGAATATACCTATACTTAATTGTATATCATATTTCCAAATGCCTATGAATATTCCTTTTATTATATCTTCATAAATCATTCCAATCCTGAAGAATCGTAATATACGAATCATAGCTACATTTTCCAATACATATATCTCAATTAACTGTTTCATTTAACCTCCTTAATCTAAATGATGGTGTCCATTCTACTTCTGTATCGAATAGCTCACCATCGGTGTTTTTAAATAGCCTAACTGCTCTAGTTTTAGAATTAGATTGTCCATTTAATCCTATAACCTTTCTTGAAGCATTCTCAATTGCACCACTACCTTTACCAGCGTATAAATCAAGAACTTCATTTCTGCTGTATTCTCTGCTTACTTGCGATATTTGAATTACAATCATATCATTATTTACTGCCATGTTTGACAAACCATGTGATATATATTTAATCTTTTCGTATTCACCTCTATAGCTCATAGGTGTATCTACTAAATCAATATAATCTACAATTAATAATGATGGCTGCAATTCTCTAACTTTCTCTGCTATTTTATCTAAAGAGGGAGATATGGTTTGAACCATAATATGTTCTAACTTATCTTTATTTTGGTTGTATATTTCTTCATATCTCTTATTTACTTCGTTTTTCTCTCTTCCAGATACTATTTGAAGGTGTCTTCTATGCATATACCAAGATGAAAGCTCTAAACTTAAGAATAATGTAGGTATTTGCCATTCTTTTACAATACTATGATTGACAAAGTCTACACCAAGTGCTAGATTTTGAGCAAAAGTAGTCTTATTAGACCCTGTTGGTCCAAAAATAGTGACTAACTCACCTGGGAATATAACTGACTCTTTTTTAATCCCTAATGCCCTACCTAGGTCTATAGTTTTTCCACTAAAATCAGTAGTAAGCCTATCATGTAACTCTCCTTGCATTTCATCTGAAGATTTAATGTCTACAAAGTAGTCTTTTCTTTCAAAATACATACATTGAGTTTTACAATGTTCCTTCATTAAAATATCTTGACAACCATATTTATAATTTCTATTATAAACATTTTCTACCATTTCCATTACTTGATTCTCTTGCATGCTTTTATTATTCCAATGAAGCATCATTACTTTAGCATAATGAC